AAAACAGCAGTCAATCCGCTTCCACCGTTTAAAATAGATTCTCCTTCTATTGTTTCGCTATCTATAAAAGGCCCATTATTAAAATTTACAATAGTCAATTCATCTGTATCATTATCAAACACTAATGTAGCCCATGCACCTGAAGTTTGACCAAATATTTTTTCTTCACTATAATTTTTATCTACAAAACTAGCACCAGGCACGCTTCTACTAACTATAGAAAGTTTCTGAGCTTCCTCACAAAATTCTGATACGTCTATATCATCAAAGAATGGATACACTCGTGTATTAGGCTTCATTTTAGTCACTTTTACTAACACAGCAATACTTCTCATATATGGAATATAATTCATTCCAATTGTTCTGTCACCCATATTTTTATCAATTGTTGTTGAATAATTTGTGACATTTGTTCCTGTTCTTTTTTGTGTATCTGTTGTAGTTGTAATAGTTTTATATGTACCTTGCAAATATCCGTCGTCATGTGTTATTCCGGCTTGCCCTTCTCTACTAACAGTAGTATAAGTCGAACTACTAGAACTAGATGTCCATTGAGATTCAAAATCTTCCCATGTCACACCATTCAATCCTTTACCATTATTCGCCATGAATTGAAGAGCTTCATAATGAGCATCATTATTTACTATTAATGTTCCTGTATAATTAGTATCATACCAATGATCTGAATCTGGATTAAATGTAACTTCTCCTTCAAATAATCTTACAGCAAATGGATTAACATTTTCATGGCTTGTTGCAAGACTTTGATTAATAAAAGCTGTACTTGTATATGGGAGAGTAATAAGTGGCCCTGTACGCACAACATGATCCGATGAAGCTTCATCAAAATTCAATTGAATTGATTCAGAATAAAAAGTTGGTCTCATTATTCCATTAATAGGATCAATAGAACATTTGTATTCAGCAGAACCAGAATCTCCTATAGCATGAGAAGTAAAAGGCTCAACAATAAAACCATTCTTAAATCTATCAAGACCATCTCCATCTTGAATTTGCATTTGAGACGTTGCTTGTTCCAACAATGAAAGTGATCCGTAGTACTCAAGAGTTCCAATTCGTTGATCCAAATCACCTATCATTTTCATTGTATAACGCTTATTGTCTTTAAGGACAGGAGCAACCAAACTTGGATTGCTAGTGTATGCTTCCATAAAAATTTCGTACAACACCATTCCATCATCTGGTGATTGAGGAGGTGCTGCTACTACTTCTGGAATTCCTTCAATTATATGAAATGTTCCAGCGAAATCAATATACAATTTATCTCTTCTATTCAAATAATGATCATAATCTGTTCGCATACTATTATTAACTAATGGAAGATTAATAGCAGTAGTTCCAAAAGTTCCACCTGTAGCATCAACTGCTGGGCGGAAATCTAATACATCTGATAAAAATAATAATCCGTCTTCAGAATTAAATGTAGGTATATCTTCATATTCATCACTATAACTATCTACAGAAAAATAATCACCTGTTCCACTATGAGAGTAATGATCATAATCTACTAATAATCTTCCTGTTGGTGGTGCTGCTCCAGGTCTTAGAACAATTTTAGCATAATCATAATATGATTCTCGTTGACCATTATCGAAGAAATATCTATCAGTTACTTTTGGATCAGTGTCTAGCGCATCAACACTTAAACTTGCAGACATATATACTACATTAAGTTTAACACCATCAGATTGTTCTAAATTATTTGATCCTTGAGGAACTAAAGATGGATCAGCTAATGGATCTTGTGCGTTTAAAGGTAAACTTTTTGATCGTTTTTCTGCATGAAGTATTTCAACAGGAGCTAACAACGTATATGAATGACCATCAGTTAATCCAGTTATTGTTGCAGTATTAGTACCTGTTCCACCAACAGCAGTAACACTTATACCTGAAAGAGTTTCGTCAACTTCATCTTGATCCATCAATATATAATTATTTCCAGCCCATGCTTCAAATATTTCTTCACCTGCAGTAACATTAGCAGTTATTGTATTAGAACTTGCAACTAAATCTTTAAAAATCTTCTGTACTGTATATGTTGTTTCTATGGGGCCTACAGGTATTAAACTTTTTATATAACTATGAGGCAAAGTAAATAATAATTTTCTTTTAGTTGGTTCAAATACAATATTTCCATAATCATCATGTATATATGTATCATCAACTGAACCTAATGATGTAATACAATGAAAGGCTGATGCTGAAACTTCAGCACTCTCTGAAGATATCCATAATACATCTGTGTATAATTCATCAGTAACCATTTCAATATCAAATAAAAATAACCGATAAATATAGTCTTCCACTGAAGTATTTTTATTAGCCAATTCAATAGATCTAACATTAGCAGAACCAATTCGATGGTCTATTGTAGGTGTAAAATTACCGTCAGTACCAGTTCCTACAGCATCCCAAAAATATAATTTAGGATAATCAGATATATCAGGAATTTGATACATACCTTTAATGTAAATGTATTGACCAATATTGAAGCTTACAGCAGAAGCATTAACTGTATTTTCTGTTCTAGCTTTATTTGCAGGCAACCAAGTAGTAGCCAATTTGTTTCTTTCGAAACCACGAACATACGCTTTACCTGGCTCTACTCCTATAGCTATTAATGTTTTTGCATGATCTTCAGCATCTGGGGCTGATAAAAGAGGAAACATAAGTTCTACGGCAGCATTATCATATTTTCCATCTTTATACTTTTCATAATAATCATCCTCACTATCCGTTTCTTTATAGAATTCTTTAATATCTAAATTGAAAGGAGAAACTGTATAATCACCTGATTCGTCATATGTTCGTCTAGCGAAAGTTCTTTCAAGTTCAGAATATTCAGTCACTCGAATTTCATTTACAACAACACCTGAATGAATTCTTTGTAACTCAATAAAATCAGCTGGAGGGACAGCATCAATTTCAACTGTTTCTAATATTAAATCAGATTTATATCTATCTGCTCCTGGAGCAGCATAATTTGGAGATCCTTGAGAATTATCTGTAAGAGCAATATTATCTTGAGAAGTAACAAAAATTTCTTCTAATTTAAGACCAACTCTGACAGATGGAGCAGTAGCATATTTGTTGATAATTACTGTTTGACTATCTACAATAACAAAAAATCCGTTAATGAAATATATACCTGCTGCTATTGAAGTAGCACAACCTGTTCCAGAACTAACAAAAGTAGGAGTACTTTCATTTAATGTTCCTTGAACAGTAGCTTTAATAGGTTCATTACCTACAATATTTACATCTTCACCGTCCCAAAAATTATTAGATTCATTATTTTTGTCAGCAGTAAGAATTTTGACATAAAAGGTATCCGGGTCAGAATTTTCAGCAGCCGTAACATTAACAACTTCAGCTTTTATCTCAGATGACTCACCTTGAATGATAATTGTGTCTTCATCCTCGCCTGCTAAAAATTGATCAACTCCAACTGCAGATCCACCAGGATTCAAAGCATCCAACTTAACATATAAATAATTCGGATCATATGTGATTTGCCCTGGAATGACCATAGCACCATTCTTGAATATATGTGAACCGAATCTTTCAATTTGATTTTGAAGAATAGTTTGTTGTTGTGTCAATTCTCTTGCTTGAACCGCACGTCCTGCTTGGTATAGAATACGATGATATTTATCATTTGGATCGTAATCATCATAATATGGACTTGTGGCAGTGTTTATAGTCATAATTAACCTTTTAAAATTCAATAACGAAACGGAAAGATTCCGTTTGAGATGTTCTTCTTGATACTGGTCTAATATTTTCTAAATATAATATTTGACCAGAAAATTTCTTGTACGTTGATTCTGTCACCGAATCAATTGTGCCTATAGTAGATGTACCGCCAGTAGCAGATTCTAATGTATCTCCAGGAGTAAATGTATCATTAACAGAAACTAATTCAACATCACCCGCAGTTTGTCCTGTCCCTGGTCTTTCCCAAGCTATACCTGTGATACCTGAAGGATCAGAAATCAAAGTGTCATCATAATTGTACGGCACTTCAATAGTAATATTGCTCATAGTCAATATTGTGGTCGTCCTGTATCCATCTCCTGTCAACAATACATCAGAAGTGTCTGTCGGATTGTACAATAAGCCAAGTTGTCTGAAGTCATTAACTTCTGCAAATAAACCACTTTCATCAGCAATAAATGATCCTGAAAATAATACATAA